CGCGACCAGGCGGGCGATGATCTCTTCTTCGATCATTTGCCGACCTCCCGGCCGATAGCGTCGAGCGCAACGGCGGCGATCTCGACCTGGTCTGCCTCGTTGATGCCGAGATAGGGCCGGGCCGGCATACGGATGATATGCGCGCCGATCGTCACGTCCTTGACGGTCGCATCCTTGGTTCCGGGCTTGACGAAGCGGACGTTGTTGGCGCCGCGGATTTTCTTGAACGTGACACGCGCCTGGCGCTCCGGCATCTCGATGTCACCGCCGGCCTGATGGATCAGCGCATATTCGGCATTGGTGCCGACCTGGGAGGTGTTGCTGTCCGACGCCATGATCAGTGACTGGTAGAGCCGGTTCGATTGTCGAAGGATATGGGCATAGCCCCGCACCTTGCCGCGGCCGATACGAGCCTTGGCGGTCCTGGGCGACAACGCCTTCCACTTGACACCATCGGGGCCTGTCTCGGTCTCGAACCGGCGCTGGGTGGAAAACAGGACATAGCCGGCGATATCGCGCATGATCACCGATGGATCATTGGCGATCGCGACCAGCCGAATGAGTGTTTCGCTGGCGGTGTTCTCGATGGTAACTGAAGCGCCGGCCATCAGTAGCACCTCAGGCTGTCACGGCTGAAGACGCGCCCCGGCGCCTGGATCTGCACCTGGCCACTGCCGGCCGCTGGCGGGGTTTCACCGGATGTGACATCGGTTAGCTGGACAAGGCCACGAGAGACGTTGACCAGGTAGGCGACGGCGTCGGTATAGTTCGTCCGGATCGGGCTATCCTTCTCGACGCCCTCGCCATGCAGATAGAAGCGGGCGATATCGGCAACGAGCTTGGTGAGCACGGCCGGAACGGTTGCGAGCGGCAGGGTGTAAACCTTGCCGATATAGCCGTCGGCCAGGCCTTCGGCATCGGCAAGCGCCCGGTTGACGGGCGTGTCGTCGATCGTCGAAGCAGGCGAGTTCGTCCGGTCGGTGAGCTGGATCAGCTCACGCTCCGAAAACCGGTCGATCAGATCCTGCTTCGTGCAATAGGTCATTTCGCCCTCAGACCAGTTCGACGGTGAGCGCCGGCTCGCCCAGCATGATTTCGATCTGCGCCGGCTCAAAATGATCGAGCGGATAGGTATTGACGCCGAACGGATGACGCATGCCGGCGCGGCGGAAGCCGTCCGTATGCGAATTGACCTTGATCGCAGCGGGCACCTTGCCGGCAGCCTTGGCCCGCTGGAGCAGCCTGGTCAGCTTCGGAAAGCGCTCCGTGAAGTCGACCAGCATGTCTTCGGCACGTTCCTCGTAACCGAGGTCGATGCCGATCCAGGTCGGCGCCGCCGCTAGGCTGGCATCTTGGCCAGCCTCGCCGGACAGTGCTTCTTCGCTGGCATCGGCGGAAACGGTCCCTGCCACCGGCTCTACGGCGACAGGGTCGACGGCAGCTGACACAGAAGCGGAATTCGCGTTCAGGTCCTCGGTGCTTGCCATCGGCTGGTTGCCGGCACCGATCGCCGGGGAGCCACCCTCAGTATTGGCGGTGCTCGAAGCCAGCGCAGCAATCTGTGCGGCGGCGGGTTCTTTTCCCTTCGGAGGCATGGATCGTTCCTTTCGTGATCAGCCCTGGGCGGGTTTGAGATTGGCGAGGTAATGGACCCGGCAGTCATCGGGGGAAATGCTGCCGGAGATGATCCAAGGCTTGAGCTCTGCCGGTCCATCGAGCGGCACAACTAAGGTCTTGTTGTCGCGGTAGTAGCAATCGATCTGGCGGATGCCATGCTCGGCCGGATCGCCCAGGCCCTGTGCTGTCAGGACGCCCTGCTTGAGTTCGGCGACCTCTGCATCGGTCGCGATCTTGTGCTTGAGGGCGGTGGGTTTCTTGACGATGCGATAGTCCATGGTGAAATCCTCTTGAGATCAGCGACCGCCGGTGAGCCCGGCGGTCATGTTCGATCGGAGCCGATCCGGATTAGGACAGCCAGGGCACCACGAGGATTTCGGCCGTCTTGAACCACTTGTTGTCTGCGCCATTGGCGAGCTTGCCGAGACCGACAACATCGTTGGCAGCACCTTCGAGCGAGGGTGGAACGACCAGGAGGCGTGGGTTGATGGCCAGCGGGCGGCCGTAGTCGCCCTTGAGATTGCCAAGCCCGACACGCGCCACCTCATAATTGGCGGCGTTGAGCGTCTGCTTGGACCCCCATGCCATCTGCCAGTAGGGGAAGAGGAGCGGCGCTGTCATCGTCAGCCCGCATAGGCTTCGCGGATCAGGCGCAGCACCTCGGCACCATCGACAGGATGGCCGGCCTTGGTCGCGGCGTCCGTGGCGTCGACGACAGCCTTTTCCAGCTTCTTCTTCGCCCTGGCTTCTTCCTGTTCCTGGCGATCGGCCGAGAACCGCTGTGCGGCGATGGTGTCCTTGTAAGCGCGCGCCAGCTCCTGGGCGTTCTTGCTGTCGAGGCCGTCGCCGTCGAGCAGCTCATCGATCAGGGTTTTCAGGAACTCGCCGAGCACGATATCCGACTTGCCGATCTCTTCAGGCGTCAGCTTCTCGGCGATGCCGGCATAGATGAATTTGCGCTCTTCGAGCTGGATCGCACGCTTGGCGAGCCGCATAGCCTTGCGATTGAAGGCCGATCGTGAAACCGTCTCAAGTCCTTTTGCCTCAAGCCGGTCGTTCAGTTCGAACAGGATATCGGCTTGTGTGCGCTGGCGAGCGTTCAACTCGCCGATCGCCCAGAAGAGATCGTCGCGCGCCTCTTCGGGCAATTGATCCAAATTGGAGAGCCGGCCGCGCCCTGCCATGGTCAGGCGCCCAGGGACGGAATGGCAATGCCGGCGATCGGAGAACGTCGATCGACATGGTCAAGGCCAGCCTGGGTCAGGGTGGCGATCAGCACGGTGCCGGCCTCCATCACCCGCACTGCCCCGAGTTCCCTGAGTTTCAGCAATTGCGTGCGCACCCATTCGCGCGACCGATTGTGGCCGAACCGGTCGAGTATTTTGGTCAAGATCGCCTCATTAAGGGTGGCGTTGCTTTCCTGAGAAAGCGCCTTGAGGATGACCAGGCGGGCATCTTCCGTCAGGAATTGGTCGAAATCGCTCATCAGTTGACACCCTTCTTCAAGAGATAATCCTCGACCCGATGCACCGTGCGCGTAATGCCGGCGATGCTTTCCTCCATCCGACCGAAGGAACCTTTCATCGCGGCGACATCGAGCTTCAGCTCCATCAGCGCCTTCTCGTCCGGCAGATGGGTCATGTCCGCCTCGATCTTGGTAAGCCGGGTCTCGACCAGGTCGAGGTTGTCATTGACCTTGCTGAGTTCCTCAGTCTGCTTCTCGCGAAGGCTCTTCAGTTCGGCGGAATTGGTCTTTGAGCCCGCCGTGAACCAGGTGTAAAAGGTGCCTCCGATCGCGATGAAGATCGCGATGATCGAACCCCAATCCTTCAGAAATTGCGCGTCCATTATCGTCCTGCCTGCTCTTCCTCGTGTGCTTCCTGGCACAGGTAACAACGCGTGGCGGAAGGCAGCACCTTGCGCCGCCGCTCGCCGATCGGCTTGCCGCACTCGATGCAGTCGGGCGGTCCTTTGCGAGAAAGCGCGCGCCGGGCAGATTTGATCCCGCTTTCACGCTCGGCCTCTGCAAGTTCATCGGCCCGATCCAGGGCCGCATTCGAAGTCTTCATCTCATTCCTCCGCCGCGACGGCCGCGGCGCGGCGGTGCTCGCAAATACGAAGCGAGGCGCGGTCTGCGCCCCAATCGTCGCGGGTTTCTTTTTCCGAAAGCGCCCGGCTGGGAAGAAGCAGGGGCTTCGCACACGGGATCTTCGCCGAAGCCGGCATCTTGGATTTTACGTAGACCGTCCGGATCACCGGCACGGGCTTGGCATGCTCAACGGTTGAGCAGCTCGACGCTAGCAGCACTAAGGCCGCCACCGGCAATATCCCCGAGCGCATCACTGTCCTTTCTGAGTTCCACGAGTTGGCGATTGGCGATCGCAATCTTGTCCCGAGCGTCGGCATCGACCTCCGCCGCATGCTCGGCCTGTTGCAGCTGAGCCTTCGCCACCGCCTCATTCGATTTCGCAATCTCGGCCTGCCAGTGCGCATCGCGCTCGGCCCTGGCACTGTCGCCGGCATCTTTCACCATGCCGGCGACAGTGCTCACCGCCGCATTCAGCGCCAAGCCCGCCCCCAAGATCAGGCCGGCAGCCGCGAGGATGATGATTGCCCACTTGGTCATAGCCCGCTCCACGATGCCATTATGAGCAAGGCAAGTCCGGCAACCGCGAGGCCGACGACAAAGCCGAGGGCGAAGATCCCAAGTGCGAACACCACGCTCAAGCGCCGCTGCCCATGCGCTGATAGCAGCCTGGACTGATCTGGCAAACCCTCAATCAACTTGGTTGGAGGGGCCGTAATTCCGTGCGTGAAGATTCTTCTTGACTCAACCAATGATTCAGTTCTGAATAAGAACATAACAGGAACAAACAGGGTTAGGAGTACAGCATGCCCGCAGCAGAAAGACAGGTTATTTCCCGATTGAGGCAGGAGCCTCCCACGGACGAACTCGCCCGGGATCTGGCGATCGATATCCTCACCTGGCTTGCAGAGGACAACAAATTAATCGGCCGTTTCCTTGAACTCACAGGCTTTGAAGCGAATGCAATCCGACCATTGATTGACGACAAGATGCTCCACGTAGCCCTAACCGGTTTTCTTATGGGTTATGAGCCCACGATGTTGGCGTTCTGCAGCGCGACCAACACACGAATGGAATGGGTGCATGCCTGCCACTATCACCTCGCCGGCGCCGACACAGACGCTTGGCTCTAGGCTTTCAAACCACACTTCGAAGCAGCAAAAACAGGAGTTCAAAATGCCCGCAAGTGAAAAGCACATTGTCATTCCTTACCGCAACGCGAAGAATGGCCTGGTGCCTGGTGAAGCGCGCCGAGCGAACAATCCAGAAGGCGCGCGCCGCCTGGCTGAAGCCATGTCTGGTCGGTTTGTCGGTGTGGCGGCTTACTCAATCATGGTCGACGAGGACACGGGCGATATGTCGTCGCCATCGCTGCTCGCCCAGCACGGCCACGTTCCAGAACTGGTGATGGAATACTGATGGGCCGGGGTGGCGTACAGACTTTGAGCGATCACCGAGGCGGCAAGATCGTCATTGCCTGCAAGTGCGGCCTGCGGCGGCAGTATGATGCCGATCAGATGCTGTCGCGCGTCGGCGATATTGATGTCCCGGAGCTCCTCGATCGCCTTGCCGCCGCCGAGGGCTGCACGAAAAGCCGCCAGCTGAACTTAACCACCTACCGTAGAGAGTGCGAGCTGATGCTTGATATCAACGCGATGAAATGGCCGCCAGTCGTGCAAACTTAAAATCGCCTATTTTTCGGCGTTTCTATAATAATAACAACAACATCGACCAAGTTTGCAAAAAGTGCAAACTTAAAATTGGATTTTGTCGCTGGCTGCCGGGCACTACACGGTCAGCCGGCGATTTTTTTGAAGGCGTCTAAAGCCCTGTTTTCCAGCCTTTTGAGAGGTATTTTGAAGCCGAGCGGCCGTTTTTGAAGGCCGTTTTTCATCGAGCTTCCGCGAAATCCCATTACCGCGGTTTCCGCCGATTTTTGAAAAACCTTCCGTCAAAAACGGCCCGCCGATTTTCCCGCGCCATCGCCGGAAAACTCAATTAAATCAGCTTGATCCCGATTAATCCCACATAATCCCGGCAAATCCCGGAAACTGCAATATCTCTCGTCAAACAACAGCCGGTGTAGCCGGACGCGACTTTTTGCATTTTTGACGAAAGGTTTTGCAGCAAACGACTTTTTGTAGCCGGCCGTTTCAGAGTGAATCAACGCCCCTTTAAAGACGCTTCAAAGAGTCATTTTGAAACTGCCTGCTGAGTCAGGTCGGAACAGCTGCCGGCCTCTCTGCCATCCAATTTGACGGCACCCCGATATCGGCTCTACCGGCGATCCATCAGCCCCGATCGAGGAGCGCTATGATGGATCAGACACGGACATTCAACGAAGCTGCTAAGAGCTATATCGAGCATGGGGGCAGCGATCGATATCTCGCGAAGGTAATGGCCTATTTCAGCGATCGCCCATTGGCGTCGATCTTCCCCTTCGATATCAGGCAAATGGCGCTTGAGCTCTACCCGGATCATTCAAACTCGACCAGGAACAGGCAGGCGCTCACTCCAGCCAGGGCAGTGATCCTGCACGGCTATGAGCGAGGCTGGTGCAATCTGATCCGCCTCCGCAGCTTCAAGGTCGAGAATGCCCGTAGGCGAGTGCCGGCCTCTCAGATATGGCTGCACCTCTTCGTGAGGCAATGCCAGCTTGATGGGCTTCCGCACTTAGCGGCATGTGTGCTCTTCATGGCCTATACCGGCGCCCGCGTCTCCGAGGCCGTGGAACTCCGCTGGACCGAGGTGGATCTGCAGGGTCGGAAGGCGCTGCTGCTGAAGACCAAGACGGAACGCAACTCCATGCGCTATCTCACCGATGATCTGGTTGACCGGCTCTACAAGCTTCAGGTCGGATCAAAGCCGCAGGATCACGTTTTCAGGTACACCTCGCGCTGGTCGGTCAACGATCGCATCCTGGCCGTCTGTGAGCGCGCTGGGCTGGCTTATAAATCCAGCCATGTCTGTGGTCGCCACAGCTTCGCCACCAATGCGATCAGCATGGGCATGGACGTTGCCAGTGCCATGGAAGCGGGCGGCTGGAAGAGCGCCCAGGTATTCCTGCAGACCTATGTGCACCCGAAGAACGCCGGCCGACGCGTGGCCGAGATATTCAATGAGCACAGCTTCGAGAGCGAGTTCTAAGGCGCCCCCTCATCAATCCGCAATGTCAAATATCAGGCCCGCTTGAGCGCTCAAGCGGGCCTTCGGCATTCGCCTCGGCGTGCTGATCCGTGGCTACTACCCGATGCACTGGCACCCCCACCTCACGTAATTGTGAGGTTGTCAGGCGAACAGAGTCTCGCTTCAGATGTTCGTTGAACATGCGAGGAGCAGACAATGCCAAGATATTACTTCCATATCCGCCGCGAAGGTAAGCTCATGCGCGACAATGAAGGAGCGGAGCTGCCTGGCGTCAAGGCGGCGTTTCACGAGGCGCAAGTCGCAGCTCGTGAGATATTAGCCGAGAAGATTTTGCGCGGTGAAGTCATTGATGGTGACGAGTTCGAGATTGAGGACGAGCTTGGTAAGAAGCTCTTTGACATACCTTTCAAGTCGGTGCTTCGGCTAGACTAACCACCCCCAAATGATGTGAGGGCGGGTGTGTTTGACTCTTGTTCAACCATTGTGCTTGAGTGACTTATGGGGGCGATACTGCTCCGTCTGAGATGCATCATTACAAGGAGGCGAATTATGGTTAGATGGACAAATTCCGCAGTCGAGAATGAGCACCTCGCTAGAATAGCGGGACTTGACCTATTCGGGTTGGTGCGGTTGCGCGGAAAGAACGGACGCGTCATTGAAGGCCTGGTCCTCAAAGGCGACTTTGGAAATAACTTCCACGAGACCGCCCCGAATCCTGCAACAAGAGGTTATGGACAAATTTTGATCCAGACGATCGACCGTCAATGTCATTGGATCGATGTGCTCGACATCGAGGACGCTAAGAGCATTTGGGACGAGAAGAAAGACGAGTTCGCTAAAGCTGGGGTCATAACCATCGTTGATTATCCTGATGGCCCGAGGCCGGGCGACCTGTCCTAGATCCTATGGGAGGTGTGACGGCGTGGGCAATCAGTTCATAGACAGCATCGATCTATTGACCATCGACACGAGTGCCGAATAGCCAGCAGATGTCAGATGCGTGCCGTCGTCATAAACCAATCCGGGCAGGAAGACACCGCCGTTCCGAATTGCACCGGCCGCGCGCGTCTTCGCGCCCTCAACAACAGATGTAAGGTCAATAATACCATCGGCCGATTTCGTACCGCTGACGCTCGGCGTGGTCCCTGTGATCGCGGCACCTGCCGTTGTTGTGCCAGTGAAATTGGCACTCATGGTGATCGTGCCAGCGGCGTAATCGATTGACGATATCGTCGTACCTCCAGCTATGCCGCTGGTGGTCGAGCTGATCGTCATACCCGGATAGAGGCCATAGAGCGCGAGAGACGAAGCTGCGGTGATTACCGCGCTGCCATTGGTCAGCGTTCCGGTGGTAGAGTAGGACGACACACCACGCAGATAGTCGTTATAGGCGCAGCGCTGGACCTCGTTGGCGGTAGACTGCAGTGTCTGGTTAGCCGTCGTAACGAAGAAGTCGGTTGAGTTTGTTCGTGGCAGCAACGTCGTTTGCCATACTCGACCACAGCCAGCTGCTTTCATCGCAGCAATGCACGTAGCACTGTCGCCGATAAGCTGCGTTGCCGTTCGTCCGGCATAAATGTCATTGGTACCCTCCACGAGATACCCAACGAAGGGGCAATCCGTTGCATCCGCGCCCGCGCCTGTTGTGATAGCCGATCGATGGGTGTTTATTCGAACCCACCGCCCCGCTGGCCGGCATCACGCACCTTTCCAGCATGCGACTGCCAGCCCTCGCGCAAGGCGTAGAGCTGCAGACCGCGCTTCGAGGTCGGCATGTCCGGCAATTTGGCTGCAGCGAGTTCCATCAATGTGAACCACTCCTTCATGCGCCCCTGGATTTCCTTTCCGCCATGTAGGCGCGGATGCTGGCCTCGTGTTCCTTGCAGAACATCAGCGTTGCCCGGATCGCGATGATCCGGTCCATTAGCATCACGCGTGCCTCTTCCCTCATCCGCCCCTCGCGGACCAATTTCGGGTAGAGTTTTTCCCGCTCTCCGATTTCGCGGTCGATTTCCGCGATTTGACCGATGATCGAGATTTTGCCGGCCATCGTCAGCGCCTCCGGCCGTGAATGGTAATTGGCGCCGCCAACAGCGCCTTGAGTTCGGCCGACGCCCGGCGCAGCTCCTGGCGGCGTGCCTCGATTTCGGCCAGCCGGGCTTCGTCGCCGATCAGCACAGTGACGCCCTGCATCGCGGCTGCCTCGTCCCAAAGCCAAAGGGCGCCGGTGGCATGCACAAAGGCGGCGAAGCGCGGCACAGTGACATCGTGACCGGTCTTGCTTTCGGCTGTCCAGGCGTCGAGCGAAGCCTTGCTGATCGCGATGCCGAGATAGTCACTCATGCGCGCCACGATGGTCGGCCGGTCATAAGGGCATTCGCGGATGGCGCGGGCCATGGCGCGCTTCATGCGCGCCCGATAGCGCTCCAGGTCGATGCGATCGACAGGGATGCGCACCGGAAATATCGGCTCGCGGAAAAGATCGAGCTGGGCGGGATCCTGCTTCACTCTGCGGCCTCCCGGATGGCGCGCATCAGCGCATCGCCACCCTCTGCAGGCTCGATGCCAACCTCCTGCAGGAAGGCCTCACGGGTTTCGTCGCTCGCATCCTCCCAGGCCGCGATCAGCTTTTTGAGCAGCGCGGCCTGGGCGTCGACTGCGGCCTTGGGAGGCTTCAGGAAGCTCATGGCAAGGGTGATATCGGGGTCCTGGCGGAGGGCGGCGGCGATCTTGAGTTGATCATCGACCGAGAGGCGAGAGAGCTTAAGCAGCTTAGATTGATCGCCTTCGGCCTGGGTGCCTCGCAGCGCCTGGCGCAACGTAGGATGCAGGTTTTGGCCGATGCGGGTCACATTGAAATATGTGCGTTCTCCAAATCCCAAGCGCTCCCGAACCTGTTCGGAAAGCTCTCGGCCGTTAGCGAAAATCAAACTGCAATCGTTGCGTTTTGATTTTCTGTCACCGCCTCTGGCTACCTTGCCGTTCCTCTCCTCCCACAACTCGCGAAACTTCATTACGAATACAGCGCGATCGAGCGCATTGAGCTCATTGCGATAAAGGTTTTCGGAGATCTCCAGCAGCTGCGCCTCGGCGGCGTCCGCTTCGACGACGATCGCGTCGATTTCTGCCCATTCATTGATAACTGCGCCACGATGACGGTGACCGCCAGCGACCAGCGTGTAGGGCGTGCCCTTCCTCGCTGGCGTGCTGCGCACCATGATTGGATTGATCAAGCCGCGCTCGGACATCGAAGCGGCAATCGCCTGGGCAAGGTCTTCATCAACAGGTCGGGTGCGTTCGCCGACGAAGATGGAAGACACCGGGATAGACTTGAAGACGGCCATTTACGCAGCCTCATACTCGTTGGTGTTGAGAAGGGTGACGAGCGCATGAGCGCGCTCTTTCATGATCTGGTAGTGCTGAGCAAAGCGGGGATGCTCCAGCCGCGCGTCGATGGTGCGAAGCGCCCTGTTGATCGCCTCGCGCGACCGTTCCTCGACCTCGACGACACGGCGCTTGGGCCAATGGAACTCGCGCACCATCAAATGCATGACCACCTGGCGGGCAAGCGCGGCATCGAACCACTGATGCGGCGGCTCGACGATGTCGGACATCGCGAGATGGGGAAAACCTTCGCGCACGGCGCAAAGCGCGGCATGCAGCATCATCTCGTAGATCTGTTTCTGGTCATAGCTATTGCCCTGCATCACACGCCTCCCATCGCTGTTATCAGCGCCAGCATGCCGGCCACGAGCGCGACCAGGACGACGCCAGCGATCAGCGTGAAAAGGGAGCCGTGATCCTGGCTAGGCGGGCTAAACGCATTGTCGATTTCGGCATGCTGTTTCGGCATGGACGTCGACGAAAATTCGCGAGAGGTTGCGCGGGTCGACATCAAGCGGCCTCCTGGCTTTCAGCGGCCTCGGCTTTGCGCTCCTGCATCGACGGCAAGCGGTCATAGTTTGCAGCCGGTTGAGGTGAAAGGCGCCGACCATCCGCATGGTAACGCGTGCGCCAGAGATGTTCCGGACGACGGCCGAGCGCAGCCGCAATCGCACGCTCACCGCCGATATTCGGTTGGCGCAATGTGATGCCGGCAATGCCGCGCGAGAGGTTGTATTCGCGATCGACGTCGCGAAGACTGATGCCCGCCTTCAGAAGCAAACCCTTGATACGGGTCATCTCGTCAAGGCGTAGCTTCGCCGCCTTGTCCGCACTGCGGTCATGGTGCATGTTAGATTCCTCGTAGTGAGCGGGGAGACCCTGTCCGGTCTCCCTTTTCATGGATGATTTGGTCTGTATTTAAAGGGAGATTAACAGCGATACTCTGTTTTGTAAACAGGAAAACGCTGTTTTGGCATGGCGCGCAAAGCAATCGCAAAAACCCCATTGGGGCAAAGGCTTACGTCCGTCCGTGAAAGGATGGGCCATCCTCAGCGGAACCAATTCGCTGAGATGCTAGACATGAACCCCGAAACGCTTGGCGGGTATGAGCGAGGCGACTCGGTGCCGGACCTTGACTTCCTGCTGATGTATAAACAGCGGTTTTCTGTTAATCTGGATTGGCTCATATCTGGCGAAGGCGAGCCTTTCACGGTGTCACCGCAAGCACCGCCAACGCCGGTGACGGTGGAGCCGGACTTAGCCAAGCAACTGATCGCCGCCATCGAAAAGATTACGCGTACTGCAGCTGCCCTGCCAGAGCCAACTGCTCATCCGGTCGAAGAGGTCGTCCAGAAGGAACCGCCTTCCGAAGCTGACGAGTGGAAGCCGGCCCCCGAAACCGGCAAGGTGATCCCTTTCCTGCGCCCGGAGAGGCCGGAGCCGGCGACCATCAAATACTTCAACGTACCCGCATCAGCTGGCGGCGGTCGCGCCTCGCCCTACGAACCTCCAGGCGAAGACCTCGATATCGGTGAAATGGCCGCCAACCTGCTCGGCCTCGACATCGAGGACGTCTTCCTGTCCCCGCTCTATGGCGACAGCATGCTTCCCACTCTTGCCCATGGCGATATTGCCGTCGTCAATCGCCGAGACGTCGACATGGAAACCGGCAGGATCTACCTCGTCTCATTTGATGGTCAGCTTTACGTCAAGCGCGCTCAATGGGATGAGGATGGCGACTTCCTCTGGCTGATGTCCGATAACGACCAGACGCGTTTTCCTCCAATGAAGATTGCGGGCGAGGAATTCCAGCAGCTTCGTCCGCTCGGCCGCGTCGTCTGGGTATGGCGGCCCGTATAGGCGATAGAATCATTCCGCGACTTTTCCTCTTGACGCAACTTCTGATTCATTCTTAGATAAGAACATAACATGAACAGAACGAAAGGAGTTCACCATGTCAGCGAGCGAAAGGCACATCATTATCCCCTATCGCAAGGTCAAAGGATCAATCGTACCCGGCGAATTGCGGCCGGCCTCAAATGCTG